TATGAGGGATGCAGAACTTGCGATTATACTTCCTAGCGAGCCCCATTAAAGCAGCATACTGGAACATCTGGTTACCCAAATGCCCCAAGTTACCTAGGTGATTGAATGAAATAGTCATAGTGCCTCCAGGATGGATTCTAGGCGGCGGATCATGCCTGTGTTTACAAATTGACTATTGCCTATGTATAGACCACGCTCGTGTAGAATGTCTGCGTTAGGGCACGGAGTATCATAGTCCTTTAGGAAAGGCTGCTTAAGTAGGTTACCACCAACAATCGGACGGTGCTCAATTCCATAGTGAATCAACTCACCTGATAGCTTCATTTGAGTAATTTTTTCTCTTGCGATGAGGGGTAAGCAGAAGCTACTCATGCGAGAATGACACTCAGGAACATAGAACTTATTAGCATGCTTGGTTAGAACTTCATGGAAGTACTCGTAGTTATAGTTACGAATACCAATGTTCTGGTTAAGACGTGGTAGTTGTGACTGACCTAGAACTGCACTGATGTCTGTGTTGCGGAAGTTGTAACCGTCAGTCATGAATAAGAACTGTGGATGAATCCCACGATTCTCCTCAGCATACTCACGGAACTTAGTGCTCTCACGAGCTAGACCATGTGAGCGCTTCATGCGCATGAGGTCATAGAGCTCGGTGTTGTTGGTGCTGACCATACCACCCTCTACGGTGGTCATGTGGTGACCGAAGTAGAAGCTGAAGGTGCCACCAACGCCATAGGTTCCTGCTTTCTTTCCACAACGCAGGAAGGCACCGTGACTTTCACAAACATCTTCTAGAATATCCGCGTCGGGAAAGAATGAAGAGAATACATCAACGCGAGCAGGAAATCCTAGAAGATGAGTAACAAAAACTGCACGAATATCCTTATGAGTTCGAGCAATATTAACCAAAGATCTTATATCAAAACTAAAATCCTGCAGATTAATATCACAGAAGATGGGAGTTAGGTTGTTCTGAATGATAGGAGCAATGTTGGTTACCCATGTACACGCAGGAACAATAACTTTGGCTCCATCTGGAACTTGGTTTAGCTCTTTCCATGCAGCAACTAACAATGTGTTTGCCGTAGAACCAGAACTAACAAAGAGAGAGTGCTTCACACCAAGCCACTCACTCCACTGTTCCTCAAACTTCTTTACTTCTTTGCCCTGTGTGAGGCGACTGCTAGTCATGATGAACTTAGCAACCTTTAGGCGGTCAGCAAAACTGACAGCATCTTCCATTAATGACCAGTAAAAATCAGACATTCTCTAGGTACCACTGATAAGTCTTTTCAAGCCCAACTTCAAAGGGGGTCTTAGGCTCCCATCCTAGCACTTTGGCATAGGAGGAGTCAAGTAGCTTGCGAGGATTCCCGTTGGGCTTAGAGGTATCCCAGCCAATCTTTCCAGTATAACCAACTACTTTAGCAATACTTTCAGCAAGTTCTTTGATAGTAACATCACGGCTTGTGCCTACGTTTACAGGACCTGCTTCATTATATGTATTCATGAAATACACGGCTGCATCAGCCAAGTCATCAACATAAAGGAACTCGCGCATAGGGCTTCCATCACCCCAGCACTCCACATATTCTAGCCCTTCTTTCTTGGCATTGTGGAAGCGGTTCATAAGAGAACCTAGGACATGACCCGAACCTTCATTAAAGTTGTCCCCAGGACCATAGAGGTTAGGAGGCATGATGGAGATGGCATTGAAACCATACTGCTCACGATAGAAGTCACACTGTTTGATGCCTGCAATCTTAGCGATGGCATAGGCATCATTAGTGGGCTCTAGAGCGCCCGTCAAGAGCTCGTCTTCTCTTAGGGGGTGCTGTCTACCAGCTGGGTAAATGCAGCTTGTGCCGAGGAACAGGAGCTTCTCTACACCACTACAGTATGCAGAGTCAATGACGTTACACTGCATCATGAGATTGTCATGGAGGAACTCTGCCTTACGAGTCTTGTTAGCCATGATGCCACCGACTAGGGCAGCAGCTAGGTAGACCTGAGTAACACGATTCTTGTAGAACCAATAGCGAACATCCGCCTGCTCACGTAGATCTAGATCCCCACTACGGGGACACAGAAGATCCATGTGACCTTCTGCCTGAAGGCGTCTCTTGATAGCTGACCCCGCTAGACCACGGGCACCGAAAATTGCAATTGTCATTGTCCGTTAAGCACCATTTCTTCTACTAGACCTCTAAAATCAGTCTTAGGTTCCCATCCTAGCACCTCCTTTGCCTTTGTGGCATCCCCTAATAAAGTCTCTACTTCTGCAGGGCGAAAGTACTTTTTATTTACCTTGACTACTGTGCGTCCTGTGTTAAGGTCAAAGCCAAATTCATCTAGACCTTCCCCACGCCACTCCAATTTAAAACCAAAGTAAGGAGCAGCCTCATCTACAAAGTCACGTACAGAGTACTGCTTACCAGTAGCGATTACATAGTCATCAGGCTTCTCCTGCTGGAGCATGAGCCACATAGCTTCTACGTAGTCCTTAGCATGACCCCAGTCACGCTTGGCATTAAGGTTGCCAAGAGTCAATTCTTTCTGTAAACCCACCGAGATGAGCGAGAGTGCGCGAACAATCTTACGGGTAACGAAGGTTTCACCACGGCGAGAAGACTCGTGGTTGAATAAAATGCCGCTACTAGCATGCATATCATAACTCTCACGATAGTTCTTGACGATCCAGTAACCATATAGCTTAGCCACCCCATAAGGGCTGCGAGGATACATGGGAGTTGTCTCCTTCTGGGGAGTCTCTTGAACCAATCCATATAATTCACTGGTGGAGGCTTGGTAAATGCGCACATACGTTTCCATTCCCAAGAGACGAACTGCCTCTAGGATTCTTAGCGTACCCAATGCATCAGTCTGGGCTGTGTATTCAGGCTGCTCAAAGGATACTTTGACGTGACTTTGGGCGCCTAGATTATAGATCTCAGTGGGCTGTACTTTTTGAATGATTCCCACCAAACTTAGGGCATCAGTGAGGTCTCCATAATGAAGTTGGAGACGATGAAAAATATGATCGATCCTACGGGTATTAATTTGTGATGTACGACGAATAATACCATGCACTTCATAGCCTTTTTCGAGGAGAAGTTCTGCTAGATAAGATCCATCCTGTCCTGTTATTCCTGTGATTAAAGCTACTCTCATACCATTGAGTTATTTTTTATATTATAGCATATTTTAATAAAACTGAGTATCTTTCCACCAAAAGATAATAGTGTGTCGATGAGCTTTAGAAACTTTGGTAAGACCATGCGGCACCTTGGTACCATCAAAAAAAGTTAGCCTCCCTGGAACTGGTGTGATTCCCATCGCCTCCGCAAAGAAAACACCCCCATCAAAATCATCATTCAAGTACAGGAGACTGTTGTAATCTTCACGCTTTTCATCTCTCTTATAGGTATGTGTATGGGGCTGGGATTCACTTCCTATACACCACGTCTGCAACTCAGCCAAACTAAGAGTGAGTTTAACTCTCAAAGTACTTTCCAAAATCCCCTTTACTATGTCAATGATTGGGTCATCATCATCCAGTTGGAGATTTCTGGTGGGGTGAAAAGCCATGTAAGGATTACCCATTTGCACTTGCTGATGAAAGTGCGTGCTGATCTTATTATAATATTTGGCTAGGAGATCTTTATCAATATCAGTATCAATAATATGCATGGACTTACTTCCTTTTAGAAATTATAGCACAAAAAAAGCACCTATAAGGTGCCCGTTTGAGGATCATGCTCGCCACTTATTTTTGCACAGGAAATAAGAAACCTGTTGCTTTAATTATAATGACTCCACAGCACTCTGCAACTTCACTTAATAAAATGTTAGCTGGAAGAGCTTAGCTACATCTAAGCTACCAAAAATTAAGAGGAGAACAAGCACATCCCATAGCTTAAACTTAAGGACAAAGGGCATTATCAAGGAGTTACTTGTTAGTTTTAGTATCAATGCTGTTTCTGTATCTCCCCAAAGAAGGGTGAAATAACCAATGACGGCGAGGGTGTTACCTATGTATCGTAGGAAACCTTCTTTAGTCAAACCATTCAACATCGTCTTTCACATAGCAATACTGACCTGTTAACCATTTCGCATATTCAATATCTTCCATAGCAAAGAGGCACTGTTGTTGATTATCAAAGAGATAAACATCATTCCAGCGCTTACTATAATCACACTTAGTTTGAAGGCGGTAGTCTGGCATACCATTGAGTTCAATGATGCCTTTCTCCACGAAGCGAAACCCATTAATCTCTAGCAAAGTTTTCATCAAACCTGCTCCAGAGAAAGATCGTGCTTGAGGCACTCCAAAAGAATCTGGTAGTCCTCTACTGCATCACCTGTAAAGTTGACACCCTGCTCTTCATAGTACTTGAGTACTTTTTTATAGAGCTTGGGCTGGGAGTAGTCTAGTTCGATAGTGCGGTTAATAGCATCTTGGAAGATGCCTACCGACTTACGAAACTTAATTCGGAGGCTCATAGCTGGGCTTTATTTACCTCCTAATTATACACCCTCCCCAAGGAATCTGTAAAGGGGGTGTGCCAATTACTTAAGCATCCTCACCATACTGTTCTTTGAAATCCTCGCGTGCCTTTTCCATGCGTGCCTTGATTGACTCAAAGCCTGCAGCCACATCACCGAAGCGCTTATCCCATGTGTCGCCATTCTCTACACCACGCGATGGGTTGATGCATCGGTTATCACCTAGGTTGTTGCAGACTAGACCAGCTAGATCAGCTTCATTACCTTTGTTACCTGTTGCCCAGGTGTGTTGACCATTAATCCAAACTGCACCGCACTTCTCACACTCCTTGCGGCTGATGGACAGGTCACTAAATTCACGTTCCATGATAGTTAGGGGGGTTAGATTACATGATCAGCGGGTACACCTGCAGGGAACCTAGATCCCATAGCAAGCTCCCGAACCTCTATAGCTTTTTTTGAAGCCTCTTCTCGTCCCTGAACTTCACTAGCTAAGACCGAGAGAATTTCTTCATAGATGCGACGACCGCTATAGTCGGAGTCTTCAATGTATTCACAAATAATTTCAGCGAGGATCTCTCTCCTCCTTGTCTGATAAGATTCCATAATGTTCTAGATCAAAAAGATACTCTAGGTAAGTCATTCTACCACGATTTTGCATCCATTGTGCACCATCGTAATTATCTGGAAAGATTTCCCATTCTTCTTCATCTAAGAATCCATACATGCAACTTTCTCCGTCATTAGAACTCCTTCAAGATGATCATATTCATGAAGAAGAACTCGTGCATCCATTTTGTTTAAACACCAGTATTTATACTCGCCATCCACAGTCTGAAATTTAACTCTCACTTTGGCGGGTCGCGTAACAATACATGTCTCACCAGGGATACTGAGACACCCTTCTGGCATGGGTACAGTTTCGGGGGAAGTCCAACTAATGCGAGGATTGATCATCTCCTGGACTTGTCCAGATGCCATCCTCACTATTAAAATTCTTAGATTGTGTCCTACTTGGGGAGCAGCTAAGCCAATGCCATTCCACTCTACCATTTTTACCTTCATCTCATTTACCAGCTCAATGACTGATTCCGTGATGTCAGGTACTGAAAAGGATGGTCGGGTTAAGCACTCATTACCAATCGTCTTAAGAACCAAATCCACGACGCTCCTCCTTACGAACTTTCTGTTTGGTTTCCCTTAACTCCCTAAGCTGTTTTTTCAT